CCGGTAACCCTCCACTACAAGGAGCCTTCACAGGCACTTGTTAGTGATTGATATTTCTTTAGGAGTAAACCTTATCGATTAAGATTCGGCACGTGCCAGTGGCACGTTAACCCCTTAGCTTCAACATAACCTCCTTTACGTTTGACTTTCCTAAACATGGGGATGTCATCCATAGAGAATTCCGTGATGGAACGCTCCATTTGTGCTGGCACTTGTAACGCCTTCACAAAGTGGATGTACTCAAAGCGATCCTTCCGTTCCCGGTATATAAACCGGCAATAGTTGAATGCATAAGTACCATGTCGCGATCTGCTAATGCGGGAAAACTTTATCCGCGGATAGCATTTCGCTAATCTCTCCAGGTCTTGCGACCATTTGAGACCTGAATCGTCGGGATAATCGTCAGGCACTATCTTAACTGATATATTGTGCTCAACGAACAACCGTTCCATCTCTCGCCATAGTCCTTTTTCATACACATATGACAACCGACCGAAGCACGTTATGTACTTCTCTTTAAGCCGGTTGAAGATGATGTAGAGCCAGGGTTCTAGCGAAGATTTCGCAGTTGAGGAGGGGGCCTTCAATGAATACGGCCTAACGTCGTAACCATGGAGGTAATCTCCCCCACAGCTTTCTCTGAAACCATGATCCTGTTCGCGGTAGAAACTTTTATCCGCATTGATCAGGAACCCAACACTGCCAAGGACAGAAATATAATCCTCGGACATGTCAGTAGGTATGATGCAATCATCACCAAAAACGGATATTTTACTATAGTCCCAGTTCCAAGGAAGGAACGTAGACTTATAGCGTCCGCTTAGTGCATATCTTACACCTTGCCCGATGGCCCAGAAGACGAGAGTTTCAAGCGGAAAAGTAACCGCATTACCCATAGTGCTAAACATGTTTAAATGCACGTCCTTACCGTTGATGTTCATAACGGGGGAACGCACCATGTCGCACATTGCGAACCACTTAGGCGGCGTGAGCCACTTAAGCAGGTCATATGCATTGCAATCAGAGGCCGATCGCCAGTCAACAGTCGCTTCACCAGAGGTGATTGAACTGATCATGGCGCGAACCTTGTGTTGCTCGGGTAGTACTCGAACGTCTAAACCGAACGGCACCATTCTGTGGTACATCATTATCATGAGGCCTTGCTGGATGAACATATTACCAGTAGGTTCCTTCGCGATAATCCGCAGAATTTCGTCGTTCTTTTCGACAGTTGAAGCCCGTGATCCTTCTACGAAGGAGTACCTATCCGTTACCGGATTTTGACTGTTAAAATCTCTAACAGCCGCAGCCAATTGGAAATTGAACTGCAGGTATCGATCGAAGAGAGGAGCCACCCGCTTAGTAAGCGTAATGGGGAACGTAAGTTTTGCCTCATCGCTAGTGTCCTTAAAACCGACACCATTGGTGGACCCAGGGCCATTTCGGCAATGGGTAAACAGTTCCTCTTCATCAAAGTCGGTCAAAACAGCACTAATTAAAGCGCGAGCAGTGAACAAGGCTTTCGCCCTGAGACTACTCTCATCTGGAATATCAGCAAGGACCGGGGGCACAAAGTTATCCCCCGTGTAATTTGCGATATGTTCGTTGACGTCCAAGAATTTCTGGTACGTCTTCGAAACGAGATGGTCTTGACCAGTTAAGGGACTCACATACTTCTTAGTGAGCGCCTTTCTCTGATCATTAGCTAGTCTAGCTATAGGGTGTTTTGGCCCGAATACACTAGATATGGGCTTCAAATCACGGTGAACAGCCTGGTGTAACGTGGTTACGATTACATCAGGGTTGAAAGAGCTCTTTCGCTTTTTCACTTTCCGTTTCGCTTGCATGAGGTTGTTTCCTTGTTGTAAGTGATGGAGGTTGAATGGTTCTAAAAGACCGACAAACCTTTCAGAATGAAGTCAAGACATTCCGGTGGGTAAACATTAATCTTGTTGTCTACCGTTAGGTCTGCGTTAGGGTTCTCAAGTATTAACTGAGAATAAACGAATTGCTCGCATCCGTAAACCAATCCAATAAAGAGGATCAGTCCTATGGAATACAAATAACGTCGTCCCACTAACTGAGGTTCTGTTTAGTGTGCAACGATGCCAACTCGGCGTCGATGAACATTTGGGCACCTTGCTTCAGTAACTCGGTTTTCTCGGCGATCGTCATTTCGACGTCCACGTTGAGCCCCATAGTCACCGTATTCACGGTGATTTCCCCATTGTCCAAGATTACAGGCTGTTTGTAGATGCCTGAGCTCCTGGCTTGTGTGTAACCATTCGGTGCACTAGCCTGAGGCTTTGGACGCTTCACGGTGTATTCCATAGAACGCTGTGTACGAAGATCTGTATCGTCGTCACACACGAACTTGTGTTTATCACCTTGAATGCCCTGGCTCGAAAAGACCAGCGCGGTTCCTCCTGACGGAGTGATTGTTGCTGACTCGAGAAAAGTCAGAGTTGTTAGTGCCATGGGGCACCTCCTTTTAGTTTATCGTCACTTAGGTGGCGTTATGCCAAATGTGACCGGGTTTGATGGAGCGATAAATTATTCCAGCCGATAAGCTGAATAGCTCCGCTACGTTAGTGGCATCCCGGACGAGATTACTAGGTCGCAAGACCGGAATCGTGTCCGAGAAATGAGGTGTCCAAGGATAGCGTTCGTACTTAAAGTTCGAGTACTCCTGCGTCCCAGACACACTAACTGACCAACTGGGATTAGTCTGACCGACATAGTCGATCTTACCAGTCTTCTTAGTCCTAAGGACAAGACCAGCAGCCAGTATACCTAGACGGGGATCGTGTAGAGCCTGTGCACCCTTCAGAAGAGAAGAGATGTCATAGAGTCTGTCTACCATGAAGCTAAGCGGAACGATGTTCCACAGAGCGACAAAGCCGTCGTCCCCCCTTAAACCTAACTTGTGCAATGCACCACGGGATTCCCCATGGGAGTAGAGCACATACGCATGTACCTTGCAAGTGATCTCGTTAGTTATCGTATAATGATCATACGCATTCCAACCAAGACTAACATCAAGGTTACCACTGTAGGAGTCCGAATCGGACGCAAAACCGCGCGCAGAATAGCGCTCGGCCCTATAGTTTTGCTTGTCTCTATAAGCATCAAGAATATCTGATGCAGATTGGACAAGAGGACGCATCACAAATTGACGCTGCAGGTATAGATCATTGAGTTCGTTCGCAATGCGACGAGCCTTCTGACCTTTCGTTCTCCGGATTTTCCAGGAACGTTTCTGCATGTCCTCAGCTAACTTCAGTAGTGATTTGCCAGGAGCTTTTAAGTACCGCAAGGTACTGGCGAGCTCTAAAGCATCTTCTGCGAAGGAGTAAGGTGTGCTGTTGATGTCCGCTAAACATTGCTGCTTAGCTTGTGCAACAAGCCCGTCATAGTCTAGCACAGGTAAGTTATCATAAGCACCAAACGAACTACGTGTTTGGTTGTCAGAGATAACTGGACCCCATGCCTGATACCGCCAGGGCTGAGATGAATGGGTAGCTATGTAGCTGCCCGTGGTTTCAACGAAACCGTCTCGCACATAGGTACAAGGGTTATTGATAACTGCACCTGAGGCAATAGCTTTCCGGAAACCCGGAGTGACAATGTCACTTATGCTTTCACTGCCGCTTGATGTCAGATAATCAGCTTCTGCGTACAAAGTTGTCACGTTATTATTCGTGAATTCCTTGCGAAAATAACCATAGCCGTTAGGCTGATGATTAACTCTAAAACGCGCGTAGCCCATAATATCAACTCCTTGTATCTCTAGGTAGTGAGCGTGCGTTACAAGCACACAACATCTAGATACGCTATACATAGTCTCCTATGCATACGAACTTCGATGCTCCGGGTTTTAATCCGGACTCGGAAGCTTACTACCCTTAGGATGATGAGTCCCAAGCGTAGTATGCAAGCGCTATGTCGTACACCCTCTCATCTTTGCGAGGGGTAAAAATACGAATCGTCCAACTCAAGAAGTCTGTTACCAGACCGATTGACCTAGGCGAGCCTTTGTAGGCATACCGCGGTTCCAGAAAGAAGCTGCAACGGGTGATCAACCCGAAGTACCTGACGATGACCGTCCCCTCGCGGGGCTTGGTTCCGTTCAAGGCTTTCTTCTATGCATTTTATTTAACACAGAAGTACTCGAAGATCTCTCCTGGGTATATCCCAGAC